TTGTCCGCTGCGCCGCGGCTGAAGCGTCATCCACCAGCGCCCTGCCCGCAGCGGTGAAGCTGGTTGTGGCGAACGTGTCCACCCCGGTCGAGTAGACCAGCTGGTCAGATGCGGTTGTGACAGCCGAGATGCCGGCAAGCGTGGCGTCCAGCGTGAGCGTCGGGTTGCCGGAGACGCCATCGCCATTCGTCACTGTCAGCCCCGTGGAGCCCGTCACCGTCCGCGCCGCAGCCGTGCCCGCGCCCGTGCGGGCTAGCAGGCCAGACGACGACACGCCGGCCAGCGCGGCAAGGTCAGGATCAAGATCCTCATCCAGGCGATACCAGATGCCGCCCAGCGCATTGAACTTGAACCGGAAGCCCCCATTGGCCGATACGTAAGCAGGAGCTCCGATAACGGTTGCGCCATTGCCATTAATGGTCAGCGCGGCGATAGCCTGCGTTGAGACAATCAGTATTTCCTGGTTATCCACCACATTGGCGAGCGCCGGAAAGACAATCGTCCCCGCCGCATACCCGGCCAGCGGGGTCAGGATCAGCCAGCGGTTTTCGCTGTTGCTGGTCAGGGTGACGGTAAAACCCGTGGCGACGGGCGAGGCGTATTGCGGCACGAACTGGCTAACACCGGCCGCAACGCTCGGGAAAGTGAGATTGTTCTGCATGTAGGCTTGCAGGACGCTGATAGCGGCCTTGCGCGTGTCGCCATTGTTGGTCTTCCAGATCGGGAGCAGATCGCCCGCGTTCAGGGTATCGACGGCGCTTAACTGGTTGATATCCGCCACGGGTCAGCTCTCCAGATTGATGATGTCATCAGGGCCGGTTGTAAGGCCGCGATCGCCCTGCGCCAAGAAGGGATCAGAGTTAAAGCGCCAGTACTTGCCGCCCTGACCGGCCGGAATGGCGTTGACGTCAATGCGCTTCTCGAGGGTGTTTGTGCGGCGGTTCAGAAGCGCCATGTAAGCCGAGCGGGCTGTTACCTTGGTGTCCGGCGAGACTGACTTGCCGAACAGCGGCGCCAGCCGGACAGCCAGTCCGGAGACCATTGCTTCGATTGCTTCGTCCGTGACGCCGGTTTCCTGGTCCAGGTCAGATCCGCCGGGGCTGTCGGGAAGCGGATAGCCAAGGCGCAGGCCACGACTGTTCCAGGTCGCCATCATATTGTCGAGCCGCCTCAGTCCGGCTTGTAGCTGTTCGGGCTGCAGGTCAAAAACATAGTTCGCCAGCCCGATCTCCTCGAAGGCATTGGTGACGACTTCCCGCTTCGTCCAGCTCACCGCATCGCCTCCAGTATCTTGGCCGCCAGTGTTTTGTCTGACCAGCGCTTGTCTATTGACATGCCTAATTCGCCCGCTTTGGCAATCATTTCCTCGCGGGTTGGCGGAGCCTCATCGGCAAATGTCTCGCCCTCTTCCACCGCCGCCAGCACGCGGGCCGGCTGGGGCTTCTCCACCAGCCCGAACGCTTCCGCCTGCGTAGGATGCCAGCCATCGGCAAGGGCTTTGTTGTACTCCTCGAGCGTATTGACGCCCTTGGATGACCAAGGCCCCCACTTCGAGAAGTGTTTGTCCTTCCCGCCCGCGCGATAGACGATGGTAGGAACCCGGACCATTACTTCTTCCTTGCAGGCGCCTTGCCAGGCTTGCCGGCCTTCATGGCTGCTTCGCGAGCTGTGTTCATCGCAATGGCGATCGCCTGCTTCTGCGGCTTGCCGGCTTTCATCTCGCGCGAAATGTTGGAAGACACCGTCTTCTGCGAGTAACCCTTTTTCAGTGGCATGTCTCTCTCCAAAAGTGTTGGGGCGGGCTTGTGACCCGCCCCGTTAGCTTACCGCTCCTGAGCGGCGTATATGTAGTCAACCGTCAGGTAATCATTCCCGGCAGCGCCATTCTGGATCGCCATGAAGACGGCCAGTTCTTCGTCATCGCACAGGTTCGTCGTGGCAGATGTCGCGACATAGGTGCCGTTCAGATAGATGTCGATGCCCGACACGCCATCGTAATAGTAGGCCACGTCGAGGAAGGTATCATCCGAGACAGTGCCAACATTGGTCGATGTCGCCGTGCTGTTCTTCGACACTTTCAGGGTCAGCGTTGCCGAGCCCTCGGTCAGCTGGAACCAGGTTCCATCTGTCGGAGCCGTGCCGGCCGGGTCGGTGGCCGTCTTGATGACAAGGCCGACGAAAGCGTCCACATCGTCAGCATCGGAAACAAGGAACCGCGAACGGAACCAGAGCTTCTTGCCTGCCGTGAACTTGAACGCTTCGCCGATCTTGGAGACGACGATGCGGTCGTTATCGTTGCCGTCATTCGTGAACTTCACCTGACCGCCAACGCCATCGATCAGCGCGCAGGCAGCGTCACCGCCGCCAGCTTCAAGGATCGTGAAATCCCAATCGATGGTATCGGTGCAGTCCGTAGACAGGCCCTGCGCGCTGAAGAAGTCGTTGAAGTACTCAGCGACAACGCCAACCTGAGCCGGCGGGAAGAACGGCGCCACGATGGGAGCCGCAGCACCCGAGGCTGCAATGCCGGTGCCTGCCGAGTAATAGACAGGGTCAGACCCGGCCTCGATGCGGAGTTCCGCACCGCCGGAATAAGGACCGACAGTGGCGGATGCAGTAGCATCGCCCTGAGCGATCAGTGACCAGGTGTTGGGGTAGTTGGGATAGCCGACCTGGCGATAGACTTTGTAAAAGCCCTCGCCAGTGGTGGAAAGCGTAAGGCTGCCATTGGCGGCGAGCGTTACAAGATCCTCTCCGTATGGGTAAACTGTAAGCTGTTGGGGCATCTCTTATTCTCCAAAAGGATAAGCCCGGCCCCGAAGGACCGGGCTATCTCTCATTAAGTGACCTGGTTGAACAGGAGGACGCCCGACATTTCGGGGTTCTTGTTCACCACGCCGAACAGCGTATCGAGACGATAGAAAGTCTTCATCGTCTTGATGTCATATTGTTTGGTCATGACCAGCTCAATGCCCTGATCTGTCGTCGCCCGCATGACAGCCGCGCCAGCATCGTTCGGCACCGCATAGCGGCCCGGAAGGATTTCCAGAGCGTCTTTCTGCCAGAAGCAGTTAATCTGCGTCGGGTCGATGTTGAGCCAGGTGATCGTGGCCGTTGCGGACTTGGCCGTAACAGCGACGTTCTGGTACTGGGCCGCAGCATCGTTGGCCACCTGGTTGGAGATGATCGGCGGGGTAATGACGAGCGTGGTTCCGCCAGCCGGCACCGAGACAACGCGGAAAGTCTTGAGCTGCCCGGTGTTGACTTTGGTGATGTGGTGGACGGCGAACACGTTCGCGATTGTAAAGCAATCGCCGGCAACGACGTTGGCGGAGGAAGAGACCGTCACCGTCTGGAAGCGGTTGTCAACGTTGCTGACTTCGCCCGTTCCGGCCGTCGAAGTGGCGACCGGGTTGTAATAGTTAAGGCCAGCGTCCTCGGTCGAGATCGTGATGGCGCCGCCGGCGGCCGCGAGAATGCGGTTGGCGTAATCCATCTTGTAAGTCTCGAACCCGGCAACGGGTCCGACATAAGACCGCTCATAAGCGCGATCCGACTTCGGGTTGCCAAACGAACGCGAGATGCCCGAGAGGTCAGCCGCAAGGCCGTTATAATCGCGGCTCGAGAGCGCGAAATAGCGGTCATTGGACGGCACGCCCTGTTCGTTCATGATCGTGTCGGCAAGGGCGATGTGGTCGTACTTGCCCGGCGCAGCCGAGATCGGAACAACCAGCGAGCCCTGCGCCGAGGCGACGTTCATGATAGCGACATTGATGTCTGACGCCAGCTTCTGACGGGCGCCGTCAGCCAGGCGGCCTTCCTGCAGGGCGTCACGCAGTTCTGTCGCCGTCATGGCCCAAGGAACCGACTTGTTAAAGCCTATCGTGGCAGGCACCGCGAGCTGCGTGCGGTCCTTGAAGTTCGACGTCATGTCGGTGCCGGTGTATGAGACCATGATGTAGGGCTGGGGGCGCCAGATGATGTTGTTCGTGCGCTCCATCATTTGCTGATCGGTCTGATACAGCGAGACGTTGCGGGACATTACGAGAGCGTCTTGAAATCCTTCAAGAATATCCTCGAAGGCCACCCTCTCTTCGC